GGTATGAAGGGCAAGGGATCGTTAGATGAGGAGATACCGTTTTGAACGAGAGAACGTCTGTGCTTGAGGATGCGTCGAGCCTGATTAATGGTCAGCGTCAAAGCGACTATGGTACGCCTGCGGAGAACTTTCAGTGCATTGCTGATATGTGGGCGGCGTATCTGGGCCGTGATATCAATCCTGCTGATGTCACGAACATGATGGCGCTGTTGAAGATTGCGCGTTTGCGCAATGGTCATCACAGAGATAGCTTCGTGGATGGGTGCGGGTATTTAGCACTTGGCGCAGAGCTTAGCGGGTGATAGTCATGAAGCGTGGCCTTTCACTGCTCCTCCCGTCTACTCGGCCACTAACTTGCCCCTGCGCTTCGGCGTGGGGGTTTTCTTTTATGGGGATGTGAGAATGGATATTGAAATAGATATGGATGCCGTGGACATGAATGTCGTCAGCGAGGTGCTGATCGTTATCACTGATGCGCTGCTCGATGCTGATGTCGATCCAACGCCAGACGAAATGTTCGTGGCGATTGGGGAGCTGATGAGCGCGCTTGTTGATGAGCTGATGGGGGTTGGTGAGGTAATGCACTGAGATCGGCCTGTACGGCGCTATTTGAGGGGTCTGTGAGGCTCTTAGCGCTGCCACGCAGACACGGCGCAGCAGAGGCGCGTGCGCACGTGGCATCATCGGCGGTTTATGTAAATCGGATTAACATTCATCTGGACTTATCAAAACCAGCGAATTCACGGCAGAATAACGCCAACTGGACTTATGGTGTTGCTAAGTCATTGAAATCATTGAATGCATTACTTTACATAATACGCGTTATACGAATTAGGGAGCTTGGGCGCTGTGGCAGGCTGGCAGGAGCGGCTGAGACCCCCCCCCACGGGCGGTCGGCGGCGGGGGCGTGCATGTATAGAAAAACGCATACACGTCTGCCACAAAGCCTAAAGCATTGACCCCCACCCACCCCCACTTGAAAAAAATCCACTCCTACTCTAAAATTTTTGAAAATTCACAGGAGCCTCGAAATGGCTGGCAAAGCCCTGAAAAAGAAAATCCTCCAAGACGTCGCCGACAACGGCGGCGTTGACTGGCTATACGACCAGATCGCCAGCGGCGTCACCGTGGCTGAGTTGGCTCGGCAGTATGGGTGCTCCCGCAGCTACATCAGCCGATCCTTGAACAGCGTCCCCGAATACAAGAAAGCCTTGGAGAGTGCTCGTGAGGAGGCTGCCGACGCTCTCGTGGAGCAGGGCTTGGAGATGGTCGATAGCCTCAGCGCCCTCAGCACCACGAATGAGATTGCGGCCACACGAGAGAAGGTGAACTTCCGCAAGTTTATGGCTGGCAGCATGAATCAAGCCAAGTACGGCACTCGGCCACAGAACAACGTGACGATCAGCATCGGCGACATGCACCTAGACGCCTTGCGGAAGGTGAATAGCCAGATGGCGGCGCTTGAGGATGAGGATCGGCAGCGTGAGGCCGCCACGATTGACGCGGATTATGAGGACGTCAGCGATGATTAATCTTATGCAAGGCGACTGTTTGGAGCGCATGAAGGAAATCCCTGACGGGTCGGTTGATCTGACAGTGACCAGCCCGCCTTATGACAACCTTCGCACCTATAACGGCAACAACGATCAATGGGGCGACCACGTTTGGCGGGATGTTATTGCCAGCCTGCACCGTGTGACAATAGATGGCGGCGTTGTCGTTTGGGTCGTTGGGGACGCCACCATCAAGGGCAGTGAAACGGGAACGTCGTTCAAACAAGCGCTGCACGCAATGGAATGCGGGTTTCGGCTGCATGATACGATGATCTGGCGCAAGCCTAATTTTGCGAACCCAGCGTCCACGCGGTATCATCAGGTTTTTGAGTATATGTTTGTCTTTAGTAAGGGTGCGCCAAGGGTTTTCAACGGCATTAAGGATCGCCCGAACAAGTATGCTGGGCAAATTGGGAGCTACGGACGCAACACAGTAACGCAAGCTGACGGCAGCAAGGTTGTCCGCAGCCAGAAGTCAAATGGTCAGTTCGGTATGCGCCACAACGTCTGGGATGTGACCACAACAGGTCAGACGGGGGAGAGCAAGAAATTCTCGCATCCAGCCGTGTTTCCCCTATCCTTGGCGCAGGATCATATTATCTCGTGGTCAAACGAAGGCGACACAGTGCTTGACCCGTTCCTTGGCAGCGGCACGACGGGGGTTGCGGCTAAGAACCTAAACCGCTCTTTCATCGGCATTGAGTTGGACGAAACCTATTTCAACATTGCCAAGGAGCGGATATATGACTGACGAGAATGACATTCTTGGTCGGCCTCCCAAGCGCAAACCGCCTGTCGAGAAGGACGGCCTAGACGGTCCCAGCTTTGAGGAGCTGTGCAAGCCTGTGAGCGCCAAGGTGCTGACGAAAGCTCGGATCGCCCTGACGAGCGAGATGGGCGCAATGTTCCAGCAGCGACGCAACATAAAAATCCCAAAGGTGAGGAATAAGTGGTGAGCGAAACTAACCCATTTGAGGAGTTTGTTGCGGAATACCGCGACGACCCCGTGAAGTTCGTCGTTGAGGTGCTGGGCGCGAAGCCCTTGCCGTATCAGGCGGAGTTTTTGCAGGCGATTGCCGATGGCGAGCGCAAGATGTCAGTCAGATCGGGCCACGGGACTGGTAAGTCTACGTCAGCGAGCTGGGCTATGCTGTGGTATGTGCTGCTGCGCTTCCCGAACAAGGTCGTCGTCACAGCGCCCACCAGCGGCCAGCTATTCGATGCTCTGTTCGCGGAGCTGAAGCGCTGGATCAATGAATTGCCGAAGCAGTTGCAGCCGATGCTGACTGTGAAGTCTGACAGGGTTGAGCTGGCTGCCGCGCCTTCCGAGGCGTTTATCTCGGCCAGAACGTCCCGCGCGGAGACGCCAGAAGCCCTTGCGGGTGTTCACAGCGAGAACGTGCTTCTGGTCGTGGACGAGGCGTCTGGTGTGCCTGAGAAGGTGTTTGAGGCTGCTGCTGGCTCGATGTCGGGCCACAGCGCCACGACGATCCTCCTGAGCAACCCCACACGGTCAAGCGGCACGTTCTTTGAGAGCCAGACGCGCCTGGCTGGCAGTTGGTGGACACGTCGCTGGAGCTGCGTTGACAGCCCGCTCGTCTCTGAGGAGTTTGTTGACGAGATGCGGCTGCGATACGGCGAGGAGTCGAATGCCTTTAGAATCAGGGTCTTAGGCGAGTTTCCACTGGCTGACGACGACACGATCATCCCGTTTCACCTCGTGGAGAGCGCCATGCACCGCGACATTGAGACGGATGAGAACGCCACGACTGTCTGGGGCCTTGACGTGGCTCGGTTCGGCACTGACAAGACTGCTCTGGCGAAGAAGAAGGGCAACGTCATCACAGAGGTGACGTCGTGGCAGGGTCTTGACCTGATGCAGACCGTCGGGCGTGTTAAGGCTGAGTTTGACGGCCTGCCGATCAGCCTGCGGCCACGAGAGATACTCGTTGACGTGATCGGCATGGGCGGCGGCGTTGTTGATCGGCTCCGTGAGCTTGGCCTGCCAGTGCGGGGTGTTAATGTTGCTGAAAGCCCCTCCATGGGAGACACATATGTAAACCTTCGGGCTGAGTTGTGGTTTAAGATGCGCGGGTGGCTTGAGCAGAGAGGCGCGAAACTCCCAAGAAATGAGCAACTCATTGCAGAATTGACGTCAATCAGGTATAGTTTCGTGAGTAGCGGCAAGATGAAGGCTGAGAGCAAGGACGAGATGCGAAAGCGTGGACTTACCTCACCTGACCTTGCTGACGCTGTCTGTCTCACGTTGGCGTCCGATGCGGCAACTGCGATGGGCGGCAGATCATCTAAATGGGGCCAGCCATTGCGTCGCGGCCTGAAGGGAATAGCGTGATGGCAGATCGCAAATTTTTAGACTTCCTCGACATGATTGACGGCGGCGGCGCTGGTCAAATGGGCGACAAATTTGAAGGCGGCGGCCTCTTCTCCGCCCTCGGCAACCTGATGGCGTCTCCATATGGCTCGCAAGACGAGGAGCGCAGAAAAGCCCGCATGGCGTTCTACGGCTCTGACAATATCGGCGGAGCTCCTATGGCAGCCCCTGCCCCCGTGCAGACGGCTGGAGGCATGGCCCCAGCGCCCGTTGCCCCTCCAACGGCGCAAGAGCGTTACGGCATGAACCCCCCAGCGGCGTACACGCCGCCCGCCCAGTCACCACTTGAGATGTTCGGCGGTATGGCCCCAGCGCCATACTCG